AAAAATTTACAAAAAAGAAACATATCAAACTTATGCCACCTACTCAAATGAATATAGTATCAAGCACAGGTTCAGTAGATAGTAAAACTGACAGTGGTTGGAAAGATGTTCTAGGTAAAATATCTGACGCACATCCTAGAAGTGAACTAGCAAAAAGATATAGAAGAAAATCAACTAACGAGGTTAAAGTCGATAACCTACGTCAAAAGCATAAAAGAATACGAGCTGGAAAGAAGTAAGGACATAAATACTTAATGTATCTATCGAGTATACCACAACACGGAATCAGCGGGTTCTCACAAGTTGGGTGGTCAATCCGATACTGGTACATATAAGAGTGAGCGCTCACAAGGATACATATGGCAGACTTTGATTTTTTACAAGACTTTGATATGGAAGGTGATTGGGGTTTTTCCTCAGTTGCTTCAAAACCTGAAACAACAAAGACAACAGAAACAGTGGTTAAGCAAACTGCTGAAGGAACTGCTAAAGCCATTTCTAGCGATATCGTAAAATCACTAGAGAGCAAACTAGATAAAATATATTCAGCAGTAAATTCTGCTAAGAGTGAAATCAAAGAGAAGAATGAAACTGAATTAGAGATTGCTAAAAAGCAAATGGATGATGAATATGATTTAAGAAAAGATAACTTAGGCAAAGAACAAAAAGAAAAGTTTGCTCAGTTAGAAAAACTTATCATACCTCTATTAGTAAAATTAGCAAAAAGTCCTGAAGCTTACATACATTGGCCAAATAGGGCACAAGTAATAGAGGCACAATTGAAAAAGATTGTAGCAATAACAAGGGGTTAATAATGAAATTATCAGCAAATTTTAGTCTAAATGAAATGACAAAAAGTCAAACCGCAACAAGAAAAGGTATTGACAATACACCTAAACAAGAACACATGGAAAGTTTAAAATATCTATGTGAAAAAATATTACAACCTATTAGAGAACATTATGGTAAACCTGTAAGAGTGACAAGTGGTTATAGAAGTCCTGACTTATGCGAAGCAATCGGGTCAAGTAAAAATTCACAGCACGCTAAAGGCGAAGCTGCTGACTTTGAAATTACTGGAGTTGATAACTTTGATTTAGCAATATGGATATCAAAGAACTTAGAATTTGACCAATTAATTAGCGAGTTTTATGTAGAGGGCGATGAAGATAGTGGATGGGTTCATTGTTCAGTTAAAAAAGAAGGCAACCGAAAACAATGTCTAACAGCATACAAAGAAGGTAGTAAAACTGTTTATGGCAATGGCTTGACAATTATGAAATAATCTGTTATAATAATATTATGAACCAAGTGAATACTTTTATGAAACAAAAGTTTGATATGAAAACTTTTAACCATGTAAAACTTAATACAGACCTCCCAAACATAACAACAGAAACCATCAAAGGTAAAAGATATTACTTAACACCTGATGGCAATAAGTATCCATCTATTACAACAGTTTTATCAGGTAGAAATAAAGAAGGTCTAGTTAAGTGGCGAGAAAATGTAGGTAATGATGTAGCAAATCAGATAATGAGAGAGGCAGCAAAACGAGGTACAGCTGTTCATACTTTAGTTGAAAACTATTTGAACAATGAAGAGCTATCAAAACAAGATGTGCTACCTGTCGCTCTTTTTGGTATGTTAAAACATGAACTAGATAATATAAATAATATTAGAATACAAGAAGGCGGTTTGTACAGTGATTATTACAAAGTTGCTGGCCGTGTTGATTGTATCGCTGATTATAAAGGCGTATTATCTGTAATAGACTTTAAAACATCTAGGCAAGAAAAAAAAGAAGAATGGATTGAAAACTATTTCATTCAAGGTGCTGCCTACTGTGAGATGTACGAGGAAAGATTTGGTCAACCCATAGACAAAGTAGTAATATTAATAGTCACAGAGGATGGTGCAACCCAAACCTTTTCTAAATCAAAAAATGAATATTTACCTTTACTAAAGTCAGCGATTAAGGACTTTAATGAACAAAATTAAACAAACATTATTAGATAAATTACCCACAATATTTGTAGTTTTAACATTTTTATTTGGCATGACATTAATATTCAATCATGCTAAAGCTGAACATGACCACAATGAGCAAAAAGAGCCTTTTTATCTTGACTTAATACCAAGAAATGTGCCTTTATTTTGTGGTTCAACAGGTTATGTTTTTCAAACAGCATTTGAATTATTTGGTGAGAAAATGATGTCAGGTGCAAAAGTAAGAGAGAATGCTAAACCTGAAGGTAAAGTAATAGGTGTTCTTTCATTTACATATAACGAAAATACAAATACAGGAACTTTCATGATGACCATACCTGAAACAGGTGAAACTTGTATATTAGCATATGGTGTAGAGTGGGAGTTTTACAAAGATATTCTTGTTGAAGGTAATGCAAGTAAGCAATAGGGACCAGGGTGCGATACCCTGCGCCTCCACCAATCCTAGATAGACCTATAAGGGGGCGAAATAGGATCGACCATTGAACAGAAAGCGTACTGGAGAGGATAGTCCAAAGACTTAAAACTATAATAAACGCAAACGAAAATAACTTTGCATTAGCAGCCTAGGCTGTTAGGGGTTTGCCAGTACCTTGCAACAGAAACTGGCACCATTATAGGAGAATATTATGTTAGAAGTAATTGAAATTTTATTACCAGTAGGTATCTTAATTATGTGTGCTTACGGTATCGGATATATGTCAGGTAGTGAAGCAACAAAAGAGATTTATGACCCAACAATCAGAAAGTCAGACCTTGACAAAGGCAGAAAAATATAGTATAATAGAACTATGATTATCACACCAAACAAATTTGCTCAAGTAATAGAAACTAAAGTAAAAGAGAAAAGGTGTGGTTACATGGATGCTGTTATATTATATTGTAATGAAACAGGTTTAGATCCAAGTAATGTAAAAAGTTTAGTGAATAAAACACTAAAAGAAAAGATAGCATTTGAAGCACAAAGCTTGAATATGTTAAAAGAAAAAACAGCAAAATTACCAATATAAGGAGATTGATTATGACAGGTGCAGAAGTATTTTTAGTAGCATTTGCGGCACTATGGATTGTAGGAGTGGTATCAGGATGAAAACACTATACAATAATATATTTAAATTTAGAACTGGCGACACAGATGATATGGACAAAGGCGGTTGTACATTGATAGGTGGTTCGTGGGTAGATAAAACAACAGACGATTTATTTGCTGATAAGAAAGTAGTATTATTTAGCTTGCCTGGTGCATTTACACCAACTTGCTCTGGCGAACAACTACCATCTTATGATAAACACTATGATAAGTTTAAAGAACTAGGCATTGATGAAGTTTATTGTATATCAGTAAATGACGCTTTCGTAATGAACGCATGGGCGAGAGATTTAAAAATAAACTATGTAAAAATGATACCAGATGGTGATGGTGCATTTACAAGAAGCTTAAATATGTTAGTCAACAAACCTGCTCAAGGGTTTGGCATGAGAAGTTGGAGATATTCTGCTTTCATAGACAACAAAGAAATTAAACAAATGTTCGTAGAACCTGGGTTAAATAATTTAAGTAATGATGATGACCCATATGAAGTGTCGGATCCTGAAACCATGTTGGGGTATCTAGGCGGTAAGTAAGTGAATGGTTTTGAAGTATATAAAATCTATCTGGCAATCAAACTCCACTTCACAAGTAAAGGCCAATCTTATAACTTTCATAAGCACCTCGGTCGAACAACTGCAAAACTGGAGACCTTTACTAAAAGAAGGGATAGGTATTACTTTCATAAGCTTAGTAAATCTTATAACAATAGCACTATTGTTGACTACTTCGTTAGCAATTTTGTTTCTAATACTAATTTATGGGTTGGTGACATCATTGGTAAAACTGGTGATGATAATTATAAACAATGGACAAAAAAAATAGAAGCACTACATTATTATTTTGAACAAGATATTGATAAAATGTTAAATTATATGACAGAAAAGAATGAAACCTTTGATGGACTCTTTACCTCTAAAGACAAACAACACCCACCCATTGTAAAACTATTTTTATCAAAAAAGATAAACTTTGAAACGGTTGTAATTCTAAATGATATTTTAGGGTTCACAAAAAGCCTAAATAAAACTATAGGCGAAAAGGTTTTGTGGCCTAAGATATTTGATAGAATGATAAGATACAAACCTTTTCTTAATTATAATGTGACAAAGTATAAAAAAACTTTGCGTAGTAAGGTAATGGAGTAGAATATGGATGACGCAGGAAAATATACAGCCGAACATAACGTTATGGAAGCTAACATAAAGATAGCATCTTTAGAAAGCAGAATAACCGATATAATAAAAGAGAACAAGCAACTCATAGAAGAAAATAAAAGACTTCGGAAAGAATTAGAACAACCGAAGTTAAATGGAAAAGAAGTTTCAAAAGGCTTGACAATATAGCATGAATGTGTTATAATGTTATCAATGCACAAAAAGAATTGCAAACTTTTTGTACTAGTGCAAGGAAGAGGTCTTTACCAGAGGATCGAACTTGACTGCTCAGGGGTTGTACCCAGGCATAACTTGGAAAACAAGGGGTGTCAAACTACTGACAAGTAGGAGTAGGTTGTGGCAATTTTAGATATGGTATCTGTCTTGTCACTTGTGGGTAATACCATAGTCCCACCTAGTTTGCATTATAAATATAAACATATATTATATACAAAGTGGATAAGATAAACATACAATTAAATACGGAGAATACATATGAATACAAGTATAGCAGCGTTAAAACGCTCAAAGTCTAATTTAGACACACTAATAGGCGAACTATCAAAAGTCGCTGAACCTCAAAAACAAAAACAATCATACACAGACGATAGACTATGGAAACCAGAACTAG